CTATTATGCCCTGTGAGTCCTCTAGCGTTATTCAAAACAGCACAAACGGTATAGAGCCAGTACGCAGCCTACTCTTGTATAAGAAGGCTAAAAATGGGATTTTGAAACAACTGGTACCAAACTACCGCACTCGTAAAAATTATTACACTTTAGCGTGGGAAATGACAGACAATAAAGCTATTATGAATATAGCAGCAGTCATCCAAAAGTTTACCGATATGAGCATGAGTACAAACCTGTATTATAACTATTCACATTATGAAGATGGCGTTATCCCCCTTAGTAGATTAATCAAAGATCAGGTATATGGATATAAATATGGGTTAAAGAATTTCTATTATGCCAATACGCCCGATGGCGACGGAGATACCGAAAGAGGCATAAATTGCGAGGCTGGGGCTTGTAGTATTTAATTGGAAATAAACTATGTGTGGGATTGCAGGATATATTGGGGACGGCGATGCATTTGGTTTCATCTCGTCTGCATTGAAAAAAATGGAATACCGTGGCTACGATAGTTACGGTATTCGTATCGGTGAGCAAGAGCATAAACAAATTGGAGCACCTTCTAACAATATACCCGACCACATGAGTGGCACAATCGGAATAGGTCATACTAGATGGGCGACTCATGGTAAAGTAAGTATTAAAAACTGTCACCCTGTTTCATACAGGGGTGTTCACGTTGTTCATAACGGCACGGTTGAAAATGAGCAAAGACACCGCGAAAGACAGGACGCTGAATATAAAACAGAAACAGATACAGAAATAATTGCAGTAGAGCTTTACAACAACCCAGACTCGACACTTACGTCGCTAGAGAACCTAGATGACATCGGTAGTTTTGTTTCAATGGTTGATGGGTCTGAGGGTCTGTGTGTTTATCGTGGATCAACCCCACTATATTACCAAGAAGGAAAGATAGCTAGTGACCTAAGAGCCTTTGAGGGTGTGGTTCGCGTTATGCCAGAAAATACTTCCGTATTTATAGATCGTTATTTTAAAGTTCCCAGCGATTGGAAACTAGTATTCGTTGACAAGGAAGACAATGCAGACATTGAGTGTTATATGAAACACGAAATCATGTCTCAGTCAAAAATCATAAGACAACTCAAACTAACCAACGTTAAGCTGCCTAAGACTCGGTTGAAGTTTGTGGCCTGCGGGAGTAGCTACCACGCAGCCATGGTTGCTGCTTACTATATGAACAAAGAAGCAAATTATGATGCCACGGTTCATTATGCCACTGAATTTATTTTTACCGGTCATGAAGATGCCATAGTTTTTGTTAGCCAAAGCGGTGAAACCAAGGACGTGATAGACGCCCTCAAACGAGTAGACAAAGATCCAATTTTCATAGTACAAAATAAAAACGAATCTACCCTTTCTCAGACCCGCCCAGACGCCAGCGTGGTAAACATAAATGCTGGAATTGAGGTGGGGGTAGCGGCCACAAAGACCTTCTCTGCCACAGTTTGTCAGTTGATGGCGATGGGGGGTATTGATGTCGGTTTGAATGTCATACACAAGCATCTACATCCCAGCTTTGAACCTTCTCGTGCAATGAAATTTGCCTCTACGGTTGATAAGTATAACGGTGTATTAATATTAGGCTCTGGGCCGTTTTATCCACTAGCGTTAGAGGCGGCTCTAAAGCTTAAAGAGGTTGCATATATACACGCAGAGGCTATGCCAGCCGACGAAATTAAGCACGGCCCCATAGCATTGATACCAGATACTATATCAATAGTTATCGGAAACACGTCGGACAGAATCGAAAACAACGTAAAACAAATTGAATCTCGTGGTGGCAAAGTTCTCAGAATGAGTGGTTCTTGGTGGACAACGCTAATAGATGTGCAGCTACTTTCGTACAACGTGGCACGTATCCGTGAGATAGATCCAGATAAACCAAGAAACTTAGCGAAAACGATAACAGTATGAAAACCATTTTTAATACAAAAAATGTAGACCCTTTAAGCCAGCCCCTTTTTCTGGGCAAAGACCTTGGAGTTCAAAGGTATGATATGATTAAGTATCCTATTTTTAAGGAGCTTGACAGCAAGCAGATGATGAACTTTTGGCGACCAGAAGAAATTGAACTTAAAAAAGACCGTGGTGATTTCAAGCTGTTGTCAGATAACGAGAAATTTATCTTCACATCAAACCTTAAATACCAAACCATGCTAGATAGCGTTATCTGTCGTGGCGTCCCCACCCTGCTAGAATACGTTACAAACACAGAACTTGAAGCATGCTTGATGACTTGGCAGTTCTTTGAAAAGATCCACAGCCAATCCTATTCATACATCATACAGAATGTTTACTCAGACAGCAAAGAAATTTTTGAAGGCATCTACGAAGACAAAGAGATCATGAGGCGTGCAAAAAGTGCCATTCGAGACTATAACGATTTGATGGGCATGGGAAGGGATTGCGACTCGGCAAGGTTGCCGGAATTTAAAAAACAAATTTACATGACTATCATTAGTATCAATATTCTGGAAGCAATTAGATTTTATGTGAGCTTTATTTGTTCGTTTGCCTTCGCAGAAAATAAGAAGATGGCCGGTAACGCAGACATCATTAAGCTAATCAAGCGGGATGAAGCCTTGCATTTGGCAAATACTCAAGAGATATTAAAGATTTTACACAAAGAAGAAGATGAAGGGTTCGTTAAAACAGCAGAACAATGCCAAGAAGCCGCCGTAGAAATGTTTGAAAGGGCTGCTTCTGAGGAAAAAGAGTGGGCGTCCTATCTGTTTAAGGATGGATCTATCATTGGGTTGAACGAGACTGTGTTACACCAGTATATCGACTGGCTATGCATGGCTCGTCGTAAAACCATTGGTTTGCCTTACAAAAACGTAGGCAAAAACCCAGTCGCTGGGTGGACAGAGCCGTGGATGAGTTCTGAAGCGGTTCAGGTGGCACCACAAGAACACGAAATAACCAGTTATAAAATTCGTGCGAGTAAAAATGACCTAGAGGACATGGATTTTGGAGACGTAACACTATGAACAAGAGCTTCAATAAAATTCCACACGATCAACTGGCTAGAACAAAGATGCTGGAAGAACACCATCGCGGAAATAAAAATACTTGGTATAGCATTGAGCAGTTAACCCAAAGGGTTATACGCTGGCACCATGATCGTAATCTTATAAATGGTAGCTCAGATAAAGATCAAGTCTTAAAACTTAGTCAGGAACTGGGAGAGCTTTCAGACTCTGTATGTAAAGGCAATGACATCAAAGATGATATTGGCGACATGCTTGTCGTCATGTTAAACATTGCTGAACGCAACGGGGTTTCCCTAAGAGATTGCCTGCAAAAGGCATACAATGACATAAAGGATAGAAAGGGTAAAATGGTGGATGGTATTTTCATTAAGGAAGAAGACCTAGACACGCAATAAATTTCTATCCAAAGGTAAATTACATGAACCATAAACGATCTCGAAAAAACAAAACTGGAAACCGAGGAATTATTTCGCTAGAGGCAAAAACACCCAACCAAAAAGAATACATAAGATCTATTATCGAGAATGATATTATTTTTTGCTCTGGGCCATCCGGTTCAGGTAAATCGTTTATCGCGGCGGGCATTACCTCGCACCACCTTCACAAGGGGTTGGTAGACCAAGTGATTGTCACTAGGCCCCTAGTTTGTACCGGAAAGGATATTGGCTCCCTACCGGGTGAACTTGATGAAAAAATATTACCCTACTTGATGCCAATGCAGGAAAATTTCAAATTTTTTTTAACGCAATCATTTTATGGCCTTTACTCGAACGGGGGGCGTATACAATACCGACCGCTAGAAACAATGAGGGGCTGGACTTTCCACAATAGCTACATGATATTAGATGAAGCACAAAACTGCACAATAGAACAAATAAAGATGTTTATTACGAGAATGGGAGAAAAGTCAAAAGTTCTGATTAATGGAGACACTAAACAAGACGACCTTCGAGGTAGAAGCGGACTTGACTACTGTATAAACAAACTAAGGGGGCTAAAGGGTGTCGGTGTCTGTGAGTTGGGATACGAAGACATACAGAGACACGGGATTATAGGAAATGTATTAAAGGCACTGGAGGCTTAAATGCCACTACACGACTATGAATGCAAAGGTTGCGGTCATGTTTTGGAAGATGTGATCCAAAAATTCCACGATGCACCACTGGAGAAATGTCCGGAATGCGGCGAGAATAAGTTATTCCGAATGCTTTGTGGGGGAATTCACGTTAGCGTAAAAAACTCCAATACTATAGGGGGACTAGCGGATCGAAACGCTAAAGCCGACAAGAATAAGCTTCAAGAAATGCAAGGCAAGAAAGGAGAGGGGCAATCAAACACTAGCAAACTTTGGCATCACTCTAATGCCACCGTAACAAACAAAGAAATCAACACTATGACAAGTAAACAAAAGTCTAAATATATACTGGAGGGTAAAAAATGAGATACATAGACAAAAGCTATGTTGAAAAGAACAATAATATTATCGAGTTGTATGACAAAACGGGGAACATTATAGATGCTGATAAAAAGTATATGTTAACACATTATGCTAAAATGGTAAAGAAGCCTAGTGGCTCTGAGACCTATTTTATAAGAATCCATCAAAGTACCCCCTTTGATCCCAACGGCCCCTATGGCAAAAGGGAGAAATTCATAGAAACCAAAATAAAACGGACTTCTAGGAATACTTTTGATTTCTATATGACATATTTAAAAACTAATAATTCTATCTATTTAACAAAAGCACAAAGGGGATTTTTAAATGACTAAAAAGGGGCCACTGAGTAAAGCAGAGAAATTTTATATAGAAAACCACAGAGATTTTGATATCAAGGATCTGTGTAGAGATCTAGATAGGGCACAGTCTATTATCAAAACGTTTATTAGCAAGCTGCCCGAGCTACAAAAAGAAACGCCACTTTACAAACAATTCGCAAGAAATGATAAGGGGTCTACCGTGATGACCGAAGGTGCAGCATCAATGGCTGACGATAAAAGGTTTACTTCAGATAAACAGAGGCCGAGTTGCATAACCTCTACTAAAAAATAGGTAACAATCAATGGACGCAGAAAAATGGAGGAAACATTATCAGACCTGCGACATTAATGTCGTGTGGGTTAAAGTGATGACGACAGATGGAGAACATTTTTTCTTCTCGGATTATGGTGTCTGGCAGGAGGTAAAGAACCACTGTGAAAAAAAATCTGTTTTTATTGAAGATTTGCACTTGCAATTTCGATCACATAAGTGTATAATGGACGTTGCGGACGCCGAAGGCTTGTATTTAGTACGATCTGTCATGGGTGCTATGGGTGGCCAGTCAGCAAACTACTATACAGTGGGAGTCCTCAAGGACAAAGAAGTGCATAAACAAATGTGGCTTGTCCCAGAACTGGTAATGGAAAAAGAAATGGTAGACAACCTAGACCAATGCTTTGAGGAGGCTATAATATATAATGAAAAAAAGAAAACGAACCGAAAAAAGCAGGTACAGACATGAAACAACTGGAGATCATTGCACATGTGCCGCTTACGTTGCGGAGATTATGTGCATTAGAAATTCTGAAAATAAAAATGAAGGCTCATTGCCATACAAGTTTTGGAACCGAAAACCTTGGAACTGGACTTTTCAAAGACAATTAATGTCGGCAAACAAATTACTCAAGGAATACAGCGAAACAGCACTGGTAAAAGCTATTCACTCGACCGAGTTCCGAGGTATTTTTTCACTTAATCATCCAAAAGCTATTGGTGTAATAAAGAAGTATCAGCTATTATTGGGTGAGCAAAAAAACAAGAAGCAAGATATCAAGGTACAGAAAAACGCAAAACATCAAAATAAGAAATACGGCAAGAAAAACATCTTTAAAACACTGAGAGACATTGAACATGGCGAAGAAGAAGATTAACACAGAATTTGAAGACGACCCAATCAGTAATCAAATCAATAAGAAATATGGGAATATTATCGAGTCAGGAAGTCGGGTTCTTGAAACGCTTGAAAGCTTTGAAACCCTCGGAATTTCTCCGGCCTTAGACATTGCCTTGGGGGGTGGAATAAGAGAGGGCACTTGCGTAGTAATGACAGGCGACCCAAAAACAGGCAAGACGACTACAGCCCTCCACTTTGCAGCCAAGGCACAAGCCCTTGGAAAAAACATTTTTTACTTCAACACCGAAGGAAGGTTGACCAAGGAAAACTTTAAGGGAATTAAAAACCTTGATGTTAACACTATAAAAATCGTTCAGGCAACAGACTCAAAGCCCCTTGTGTCTGCCGAAGACTATCTAAATATTCTAGAGACATACATCAAAAACACCCCAGACCTTGTTGCCATAATAGACTCTACGTCTAGTATGGTTCCACAAGATGAACTAGACGGTGAAATTCGCACCGGAGTTCGCAACGCCCTGCCACGCCTGCTGTCTATGTTTTTTAAGCGTACTAGCGGCGACGTATCTAGGATGAAAGCAATCGTTATCTTTGTTACTCATAATATAGCTAACACGGGCGGGAGTAGGTGGTCGCCAGCAAAAATGGCTGACTGCGGAAATATGCTTCAGTATCAAGCCGGAACCAACATGGTGATTACCCATCGTGGCAAATGGGAAGTTCCTAAAGATAGTGGCAATCACATTGGCCAAGTTGCAAACTGGGTCATTAAAACGTCCGCTGCCGGAGGTATACCAAACTCCACGGCGGCAAGCTGGATTCGTTATGGCATAGGAATCGACGAGGCCCAAGAGGTGGCACAAATTTGTTGCGACTTTAGCCTAATAAAGCGTAGCGGTGCTTGGTATGCTATAACTAGCTGTATTGAGAACCAAGAAGATCCCGTAATCAAAAGCTGGATGCTTGAGAGTGAAGAAAAAGATGCCGAGAAAGCATTTAAATTTCAGGGTATGGAAAAGGTTACGATTTTTCTAGAAGAAAATCCCACCATTTGCGATTTCCTTTATCAGCAAATCAGAGAAGCCCTACTATGAAAGTAGTTGGTCTCAACGGCCGTGAATACAACCTCGATCTTAAAAAGTATATCAGAAACCACAGAAGCAAGAGATCCTATTATCATATACTTGCTAGAAGAATTATAAGCAACGTGTTTCACGGTTACAACATTTTAGAAGAGGTCAAGCTTCCCGGTTCCAGAGATCCGGCAAAAAGATCTGTTTTATACCTTGACTTCTTCATTCCTAATGTTAAAATAGGGGTAGAGGTTCACGGCCAACAACACTACAAATATGTACCCTTTTTCCACAAAAGCAAGGCGGGATTTCTGCACGCACAGGCTAGAGACAGAACCAAGGCCGAGTGGTGCGAACTTAATGATATTGAATTAATAGTTTTAAAATATGATAGCTCTGAAGAATACTGGAGAGAACAACTTGAACGCCGCAGATAGATTAAAAGAATTTTTGGACGGTATAGATGATTATATATCGCTTAAAAAGCTAAAGGCACCAGCAAATGTCTTTAATGAATTCCAACAAGCAGAGGGGTTATCGTTAGGCAACCTAGATAACCTAACGCAAGATCAATGCTTTAATTATGCGTTCATGATGTATCAATATGCTGATCACGTTGCAAGTGAAAAGGCCAGCCAAGAAACGGTTGTTAACTGGTGTGAAAATAGCCTAAATAGTATCCTCTCAGTAGAGATGGAAGATATGTCACACATAATAGCGAAACATGAAATTAAGGTTGCGAATATCTTAAGGAACCATGACTTGGCACGTAAAATCGACGAATGGAAAAATGTGGCCCAAGGAAGACTTGCAAAACTCGTAAGTAGAGAATATAATATAAGAAGAAAGGCTGATATCCTAATGGAAAAAGGTAGAAGAAAATGAACGATACTTTAAAGAGCTTGCTTGAGGGGTTAACCCCAGAGCAAAAACAAAAACTTACAGAGGATCTTTTATCCTCACGCGAGGACGAGGCGTCTGACGCAGATTCACCGAAGCCATCCCCCCACCCAAAGGTCAAAGAAGACTTTTCGGTTAACAGAGAACAGGAGGATAAAAGCAGAAAAGGCCCAGTGAAGTTCCAAAAGAATCAGTGGACAGATGAGGGCGAAGACAGGGACGCTGATTTTGATTATCAAAAATTTGATAAGATGAAAACACCCCGAAAACGTGGTAAGCCCAATAAGATTATGGTTGAATGTCACATATGTGGTAAAAATTTCCACATCAATCAAAATTTAGTATATGGCGAATTTATAAGATGCAACACTTGCACGGGAAGATAAAATGGACTCTAAGTTAGCGGACTTGGGTGCAGAGCGTGCTGTTTTGGCCGGTTTGTTTGCCTATGGTCTCGAATCATATGTTGAAATATCTGACTTCTTAAGTCATAGCAGTTTTACAAACCAAAACAATCAAATAATTTATAAATGCGTTGAGAAGATACTGAAAAGCGAGGCACAGGTTGACCTTCCAGCAATTTTATCTGCTGCCGAACAACTGAGCTTGTTAGAAACAATTCAAACCAAAAGTGAGCTAGAGTATATTGACTCCTTGATGGAATTCCCAATCAAGAAAGAAAACGTAATACACTTTGCCGCACAAATAAAGAAGTTTGAATTTGCTAGAAAAGCCAGACGCATCGCCAATAAGATTGAAAAAGACATAAGCTCAATTAAAGGCGACGAAAGCATTGACGAAATTATCGGTCTCGTGGAAAATCCAGTCATGGAATTTCTACGTGAAGATGACATTGGGCAAAAGCCAGAAAAGCTTGGCGATGATATTGATGAGTATCTAGAATTTCTGATCGAAAACAAGTGTGACCAAATCGGTCTATCTAGTGGTTTTCCCCGTTTCGACGCCGTAGTGGGCGGAGGACTACGCAGAAAGTGTGTTGACCTTGTGTCCGCACGACCGGGAATTGGAAAATCTGTCTTTGCCGATGCTGTCGCATTGCACAACGTCCGTAAGGGCATACCGGTTTTAATGTTGGACACCGAGATGTGCAAAGAAGATCATTTGAATAGAATCGTTTCTAATATCAGCGGTGTGCCAATTGAAGAAGTTGCTACCGGAAAGTTCTCCGAAGATGATGAAAAGCTGATTAGAGTCAAGAAGGCCATGGAGGAAATCAGGGATATTCCATATACCTACATGAGCGTATCTGGAGCACCATTTGAATCCATCATAAATATAATTAAGCGATGGATTATTCAAGACGTGGGACAAGATGAGTACGGCCGAACAAATGACTGCCTAGTTGTTTATGACTATCTTAAACTCATGTCGTCTAGTGCTATTAGCTACAATATCCAAGAATATCAAGCTCTTGGGTTTCAAATTACCAACCTGCACAATCTTGCAGTCAAATTTGATTTTCCCTGCCTATCTTTCGTTCAGTTGAACCGCGATGGAATCACAAAGGAGTCTACGGACGCTGTGAGCGGTTCTGACAGACTTATTTGGTTATGTACATCGTTCTCCATATTTAAATTAAAGTCCGCAGAGGAACTGGCTGAGGACGGCCCAAACGCAGGTAATAGAAAGCTTGTAACATTAAAGGCCAGACATGGTGCTGGCCTGCTAGACGGCAATTACATTAATATGAACATGGTTGGTTCTCACGCACAGCTATACGAACTAAGAACCAGAGATGAGATTCGCTCATCACCGCAAGACGGTGCTATTGAAGGGTCAGAACTTCCATTTGAGGTAGATGAAAATGAAATTTGAAGACGGTCGAAAGCTAGACTTTGACGATGTTTTAATCAAACCCAAAAGGTCTACCTTGGCCACTAGGTCTGGTGTAGACATTGCAAAGGAATATAACTACTTACACGCCCCTAGCACAGATATTCTCATTCCCATCGTGGTCGCCAACATGGACACCACGGGGACTTTTGCTATGGCGAACGCCCTCAAGAAACATAATATGCACACCTGCCTGCATAAACACTATTCTCCAGAAGCCCTCATTAAATTTTTCTCAGACCACCCCAATAACACAGCTTGGCTTACGATAGGAATAAAGAAGGAA